AAACTTTGGGATTAAACTTTCCAAAAAAGTCCTCGAACGCTTCACGCTTTTTCTTTTCTTCAATGCCATCCATACGCATTACATTTCTAAATGTAGTAGCACTACGACCATCGTCTTTAACAGGCACTGTATAAATGTAACCCGCTTCGTCACTTGATACTAATTGTGCACCATCTTTATACATTCTCAAGTACCCACCAGTTTTTAAACGACCAGCATCTTTCTCACTGAATACTAGTAGTACTGCGGTGTTATTTGGGTCTTTTCCAGTTGCACTTACATCTGGTTGGTATGGACTTGTGCGTATAATTTTATCTGCTGGAATGCCAAACATAGTAGTCATAATGCCAATTTTCTCTTCGTAACTAAACGGATCTTTCTCTGGCTGTGCATTCTTAGCTATTGTAGTAGCGATAAATACATTTGAAGAACCAAACTTACGAACTAAATCCATATAAACTTTGTGGTGTCCGCTATGCATAGGCTGGAATCTTCCACCATAGAATACAGCAATATCAGTTGCCTCAGCTTCAGTAAGTTGTGAGTATTTCATGTCGTTCTCCTATAGTACTATTTATAGAACGAATAAATGCTAATTTAATTAGAAGACTTGACATTGCTAGAATATGTGTTATATTCGTAATAATTGTAAGGAAAGATTTATGAGAAAACAAAATTATCTTAATAACAAAGATATGTTAAAAGAAATCCACAAAAGTAAATTAACATACTGTCACATGGTAGACGATGAATACAGTCGCTTTGACATCATTGTCAACGCATATGAAGATATTTTTGACCCTGATGTGATTCAACAAGCTAGAGAAAATAGAGCAAGTGTACTAAGTTCACAGGGATATGAAGAATCTTATAGAAAATGGCAAGCAAGTGGTAAACGAGTTAAAGACAAGCCCAAGCAAGCTGACACAAGAGTTCAACCAGAAGAAATTAATCCAGATGAACTAATCTTTAGATTAATGACATTTGAGCATGTACCTGGTGATGCTACAAGAAAAACTAATCCAAAAACTGAAGCAGATAGACATGTTAAAGTTAATTTTCCACCATTTAAACATTATGCTAAACACAATGGCGAGGTGCAAGAAGTTGTACGTAGTCACTGGGAGGGCGGTATTGACAATGGATCATTTAGCACAACACATGGACATACCACAAACGAATTAGCAAAAATGTATATCAAATTGTGTGAACGTTACAGTATGCGTAGCAACTGGCGTGGTTATACCTATGTAGATGAGATGCGGAGTCATGCACTTATGCAACTATCACAGATAGGACTAAAATTTAACGAAGATAAAAGCCAGAATCCTTTTGCATACTATACTGCGGTTGTTACTAACAGCTTTACAAGGGTACTTAATCTTGAAAAACGTAATCAAAATATCAGAGACGATCTACTACAAGAGCACGGGTTTAATCCTAGTTTTAGTAGACAACTTGATCACGAAGCAGCTGAAAAAGCTAAGTGGGATGAAAAAAGCGAAAAAGAACGCAAAGAAGCAACTGGTACAAATTTCTAGTTGACAACCTTTAACATAAAGTATAATATCGATATATGACATTTTTTGATAGAGCAGCCTGCTTTTCTGATATACACTTTGGAAACAAAAATAACAGCAAGCAACACAACAAAGACTGCGATGAATTCGTAGATTGGTTTATTGCAAATACCAAGGATTGCGAAACTTGCATTTTCCTTGGCGATTGGCATCACCATAGAGCTGGAGTTAACGTTAGTACACTCAATTATAGTGTAAACAATGTTCGAAAGCTAAGTGAAAACTTTGAAAAGGTGTATATGATTATGGGCAACCATGACTTATACTACCGTGAAAAGCGTGAACTTAATAGTTTACCTTATGCAGGGTTGTTTCATAATGTTACATTAGTAGAAGATATGCTTGTACAAGATGATGTAGCATTAGTCCCATGGTTAGTAGGAGACGAGTGGAAACAAATACACAAAGTTAAATCTCGATACATGTTTGGACACTTTGAACTACCACACTTTAAAATGAACGCAATGGTTGAAATGCCAGATCATGGCGGCATCAATGTAGATCATTTATCGGGTCCTGAATATGTATTCAGTGGACATTTTCATAAGCGCCAAAACAACAATAATATCCATTACCTCGGATCGCCGTTTCCACACAACTATGCAGATGCATGGGACGATGAACGTGGTATGATGAAATTAGATTGGGGCGGAAAACCTGAATACTTTGAATTCGATGGACCAAGGTATCGCACAGTACCACTTAGCAGACTAATTGATGATGCTGACAATATTTTAAATAACAAAACCTACTGTCGTGCTGTACTAGATGTAAACATTACATATGAAGAAGCAAACTTTATCAAAGAAACATTTGCTCAACAATATCAGTTACGTGATATTACACTAATGCCTAGCAAGAAAGAAGAACATGCACAAGATTGGCGACAAGTTGATGATTTAGAGGTTGAAAATGTAGACCAAATAGTATATAATAGCTTAAATGCTGTTGACAGCGAAATGATTGATAAGAAACTACTAGTGGAAATATATAACAACCTATGATTATTATTAAAGACATCACAATCAAAAACTTTATGAGTGTTGGAAACGTCACACAGGCTGTGCGTTTTAATGACAACGGACTTACTCTTGTTCTGGGTAACAATGTTGACTTGGGCGGAGATGGCAGTCGAAATGGTACTGGTAAAACTACGATCATTAATGCACTTAGCTACGCTATGTATGGAAATGCATTAACAAATATTCGCAAAGACAATTTAATTAACAAAACTAACGGCAAAGGCATGTTAGTAACTCTTGATTTTGAAAAAGATGGCATACAATATAGAATTGAGCGTGGACGTAAACCTAACATCTTTAAGTTTTATGTTGATAATATAGATACAGATAGTGGAAACGAAGCACAGGGTGAAATGCGTCAGACGCAAACCCAAGTAGATAAACTGTTTGAAATGAGCCACGATATGTTTAAACATATTGTCGCCTTAAATACATATACAGAGCCATTCCTCAGTATGCGAGCTAACGACCAGCGAGCTATTATTGAACAACTGCTTGGTATCACTATGTTAAGTGAAAAAGCGGAAGCTCTTAAAGAACAACAAAGGTTGAATAAAGATGCAATTAAAGAAGAAGAGTATCGAATTAAGGCAGTTGAAGATGCAAATCAAACAATTGCGAAAAGTATTAGTGACCTTGAGCGTCGACAAACTCTCTGGCAAAATAAAAAACAGGAAACACTGCAAGAATTAGAAGTAGCTATCAACGTACTAGATAAAGTTGATATTCAAGATGAAATTTCCAAACATAAAAGACTATCTGATTACTTAACAAAGAAGAGTCAGCTAGACGAAGCCAATCGCTGGATTACTAGAATTCAAGCAGACGACAAAAAACTAGACAAACTTATTGATAAGCTAGAAAAAGAAATAGTTCTACTTAAAGATCAAAAATGTCATGCATGTGGTCAAGAAATACACGACAACAGTCATGAAGAACTATTAAAAAACAAAGAAGATCAACTTGGCGAAGCTCGTATGCAAGTAATATCAAATGGAACACAAGAGCAAGAACACGCTAGTATAATTTCTGAAATTGGAGATTTAGGACAATTACCAAACACGTTATATAATACGGAGCAAGAAGCATACCAACACCAAAGCCAAGTTGATAAGTTGCTTGCTGAGTATTCGACCAAAAACCAAGAAACAGATACCTATCAAGAACAAATTATCAGTCTAAAGGAAACTGCACTACAAGAAGTTAGTTGGGATAAGATGAACGAACTGGTGCGTGTAAAGGAACACCAAGACTTCCTGTACAAACTGTTAACTAACAAAGATAGCTTTATCCGTAAACGTATTATTGAACAAAATTTACAGTATCTAAATTCAAGACTTGCATACTATTTGACTAAACTAGGACTGCCGCATGAAGTTGCTTTCCAACCAGATCTAAATGTAGAAATTACAGAACTTGGTCGTGAACTGGACTTTGACAATCTAAGTAGAGGCGAACGTAATAGACTTATACTTGGACTTAGTTGGAGTTTTAGAGATGTATTTGAAACAATGAATACTCCCTTAAACTTCTTAGCTATTGATGAACTTGTTGACAGTGGTATGGACACAAACGGTGTTGATAGTGCTCTTGGTGTACTAAAGAAAATGGAACGTGAACGTGGTAAGAATATTTTCTTAATCTCACATCGAGACGAATTGCAAGGGCGTGTTAACACTATACTGCAAGTTATCAAAGAAAATGGATTTACTTCTTTTAATGTAGATACGGAGATTGTGGAAATTGCTGGCTGACATCAACGAAGATTTACTACAACAGCTTGGCGGAATGATTTTTGAATCTCCAGACAAGGGTAAAACAATACGTAGTAGACCAAGTCCTGAGCATCCAGTTTTTTTACTCACATCTGGTATACTACCAATTGATATTTGGTATAAAATATATGGAAAAGGCTAATGGACAACGACAACACTTTTACTATTACTTCATCTGATAACGATTATGATTGTACAGTTGATGTTACTAGCGATCTAGATTGGGGATCATTAGATACTTCATCTTTAAGTACATCAACGTACTCAGTATCAGCTACTACAATTTCGTTAGACGATTTAATTATTACTGATGAAAAACGTACATCAGTCCGTGATAGTGGTGAATTACCGATTGACATATGGGCAAAGATGTATAATAATGGAGTTATAGATGACGAATGATTTTATTTTTGATCTCGACGGAACACTAACTCTAGCGAGACAGCATATTGACCCACAGTTTAAAGATTTTTTACACGAGTTTACTGACAAACACTCGTGCCATATCTGCTCGGGCAGTGATTACGATAAAATTCAAGAACAATTAGGCAAAGATTTAACTAACAAGTTTGATACCATATTCGCATGCAGCGGTAATCATCATGTTAGCAATGGCATAACAGTATACAAAACACAATGGCAACTTAACCCAGAACAAGAATGGTTCTTGATACAACAATTGGATCAGATTCCATACCCATTTAAACGTGGCAAACATTTAGAAAAACGAGTAGGCTCAGCAAATTTAAGTATTCCAGGAAGAAATGCAAATCTAGAGGATAGAGATATATTTGTTCAGTGGAATGAACGGCATCAGGCAAGAGAAAAATTAGCAGATCATTTTAATGAGCTGTACCCACAAGTTGAGGCAGTATTAGGCGGCGAAACTGGCATTGATATATTTCAAAAAGGCAAAAGTAAAAAACAAATACTTGACGAATTTGATGACACATCATTAATTTACTTTTTTGGTGATAAAATTTGTCCTGGCGGCAACGATTACGATATTGGCGTAGCAATAGATGAGCTACCACATGGCAAAAGTTTTAATGTAGAAAATTGGCAACAAACATTCGAAATACTAAAAACACAGTTTTAATACCATAATCAGTAGATTTATGATGACAAATGATATATACGATACATGCAATGGAAATATAATGGCAATCTTGTTGAAGAGATAGCTGACCAATATATTGGGTTTGTATACATCATTACTAATCTGACTAACAACAAAAAATATATAGGCAAAAAATTAGCCAAGTTTAAAAAAACTAGGCCACCACTTAAAGGCAAAAAACGTAAAAGAAAATCACTAGTAGAAAGCGATTGGCAAACATACTGGGGATCTTCAGAACACTTATTGGCA